GGCTTCCGAACTGACCTGTACCAGCTGCACCAGCCCGAAGGTTCGGCAAGATGTTCTCTTGGATACCCCTTTGCTGTAAGCGACCCATCTCGCTTACTACATTCTGCATGTAAGGATCTAAATACTGACCGACCATTGACGTAGCAGGTGTCGCACCAGCAGCCGTTAGATACTGCTGGCCTGTGCCTGCAGTTCCTGAGCCAGCAAAAGCCACTTCAGGAGCCAAAGACAATGCTTGAGCTTGTAGCGGGCTAAAGCCTGCAACACCGCCCTGTTGGATGCCTGCCGTGCCAAGATTGGCAATATCCTGCAGATAGTTCGTATAGAACTCAGGCGCAGAGGTCACATCCTGAGTGGTTGAGACGGTTGCCGGTAGGGGCGCACCTTGGAATATGTCAGCCACGGCTTGCTCCTTTCATCTTCTTCTGTGCCGCTGCTAGATAAGCTAACGGACTCTTACTAGGTGGCGGTATCTTATTCACAGGAGCCGACCGTTTGTGCCCTCTAATTTCCTCACGGAACTTGTCTAACAGTTTTGATCCAGCCTCAGTTGAGCCATTACCTAATTGCGCAACTGTTTCCGAATCGAACACGTATTCTCCGTTTGCTAACATCGCAGGAATATCGTCCGACTGACCATCCCCCGGCCCTGTTACCGCTGCGCCCTGACGGTAATCTTTGCGACCCTCTACGGTGGGCACATCATAAGTGTGCTGAGCTCCGTGTAAGCCACCATGCGCCATGCCGCCTTGAGCCATGCCTCTTAGGTAATCCAATGGGTCAACACTCTGACCATAAGTATAGTAAGCCGCACCACCGTCAGCCATAGGGGTAGGCATAATCGTATTCAAAGGCCGAGCTAAAGGATTTACCATGCTTTCAGTCGGCGTAAAGCTCGTCATCGGAGTCTGGCTGCTTCTCAAAGCACCTACGTTAATCGGACTACTGACCGCTGAGGGAATCTCAGGTAGTGACGCATATTGACGGTATGGAGCAAACCTTGCAGGGCCTACCATCGTTGTTCTTGGAGGAATAACACCTACTTTAGACATATCAATGCCCTTGTAGGCATTTGCCGCCTGAGACTGTGCCTGCGCATTAAGTAGTTGACTGACTAGAGCACCAAAAACCGCACCCTTTATTGGCGTTGAGGACAAAAGTTTGTCTAATCCACCTAAGATTTGAGAACCGCCGCCGTCTGCAAAATGGGGAACCATACCGCCCTCTTTCATTAAAGGGGTCGCAAGACCACCGTTTTTTGAGAATATATTTTTAATGCTACCGCCAACGTCTGAAAATCCTTCAGATAACAAACTTTTTGCGCCACCTAAAATGTCACCAATAGCTGAAAACGTGTTGTTTTGCGCTCCCGGTAAAAAAGATGAAACAACCGATCCAAGCAACGCACCAGTCAATGGATCTACTGACGCGCTTGAAACTGGAATTACCGGTTGCGGCTCAGTTGTTTTTTGCTGACCAGATCCAGATTGAGTTAACGTGTAAGGCTGAAAACCTAACATTGCAGGAGTTTCGCCTATCGTTGTCGGGCGCTCTTGAGGAAAAGCTAAACCACGAAAATCGCCAACGGTGGCTGCGACCGGTGCTGGGGTGTAGGGCGCTCCACCTCCCGGAGTGATACCACCCGGAGGCGTAGTAAAAATATTTTTTAATTCTGTTTCAATGGGAATTTTTAACTGCGTAAACAGATTGTTGTAAACATCCTCCGCAGTCATCATCGTGCGGATAGGCTTGCCAGTTAACGGATCTATCGTCAAATTCTCTTGAGTAAAGGGGAACTTAATCCCCAACTCTTTTGCAACGTCAGCTTGAGTCAGAGTCGATGGGTTTACGTCGGTGCCGAGGGTTTTTTTGGCTTTATCTACAATTTTTTTTCTAGCGGCACTCTCCGCCATTGCCAACGATGCATCTGCATCTTCACCAATTTGAATTCCTAACTCATCAAGAACAACTTGAGCTTTTGGCTCAGACAATAACGCATACAGAGTATTGGCCTTTGGGTCATTTGTTTTTGTGACCTCCCTAAATGCTTCTGGAGAAGAAATTGCTTTTAAAATGCGATTAGCATCACCACTAGTTAAAGCCCCAGACTCTTTTGCTAAATTTACCGCTTGACGAACTCTATCTGGTTGCAGAACATCATTTCCTGCAAACACTTTCATTGTTCCATCCGGCGTGTACCCACTATAAACAGGACGCTCTGTAATTGGGTTTACAAATTGCACATACTCGCCAGCCTGCGTTTTAGAGACGTTTGGCCTGCTCTTTGCTACAGCCTCATCGTAAATATAAGGATTATCAACCGCATAAGCACCAGCATAAGGGTCTGCTCGAAGCGCTTCGCTGACAAAGTTTATAAATCCCGTTGGATTTTTTTTAATAGCTTCAACGTCAAAACCCTTGGCTCCGGCTTTTACAAATTCTGATAACCCACTGGAAATAGTTAAATCTTCATCTTCTTTCCCCAAATAAAACTCAAGACCAGCTTGGTCAGGATTGCGCCCTAAATTTTTACGATAGGCAGATGTTACGTTTTGAACGTCATAGTTATAACCCTCTGTTGATCGATCAAGCTCTTTAGCTACTTGCTCAACCGTTTTTCTTCCTGCCTTAACTTCGTTAACGTAAAAATCTAACCCAGCTTTGTCCGCCGCCCTACCAAGTTGCTCTTCATATACTTTATTAATTGCTTGCTCTTCAGCAGAACCAGAAGATTTTGACGTTATTTTTCCAGAGGCGGTTGATGTTGTTTTTGTGCCAGCATCAACAGTCGATAACCCAGAAACTGTAGTAGCTTTACCCGACGATTTTTCTTTAGTTATTTTGTTTGCGTCAGCAATAATCTTTTTGGCCTGCTCAGCCCTTGCCGCACCATCTGGCACACTGTCAAAATAAGCCTGCGCAGACGGCGAAAGTTTAATGTCCTTAGGGTCTGTAGGAGCATCGTCTTTTTTCGCAGACGCAGGAGCGTCAGCCTTCTGTGACGAAGCAATTAATATCTCAGATAGTCCCGGCATTTTTTAGTCCCTCACAGCGTTCAACCCGCCGACAAATGTTCGTCTAGGAGTGGTCATTTCTAACCATTTTTCAATTGGAATCATTATATTTGTTTGTGGAATAGCAACCGTCAAGCCTGACCTTTGGGCGACATCTTGATCAGCCTTTTGTCCGCCACTTAAAGCGTCTGACAAGTCGGAGGCTACGTCAAATATGCTTTTACCTTTTTGAATCAGGCTGGATAGCCCTCCAGAAGTGGGCATACTAAAACCAACAGGCTTTAAACCAACCATGCCCTTGCCAATCTGCTCAGCACCAGCGCTTACTCCTGAGGCATCAAATACTTTTGACCCAATATTCGGGGCTAATCCTTGATTTGCAGGTATTTTTAGCCCTTCTACGCCACTGCCGTAACCACCCGGAACGGTGGGCATCCTCAATCCGCCACCTAGTAATTGCTCACCAGCCGTGGGCATCATCCCAGTAGAGCTGCTGGCATAGCCCGGAAGCCCTTGAACTCCAGACCAGTAACTAGAAGCATGAGTAGCTGGCCCATATACCGATATTGGGAAGCCTGAGGCGCCAGTGCCAACAGCGGCAGCGCCTGCTCCGCTCGTCAATCCCGTGCCGCCAGTCACATAACCGGGCAACCCAGTTGCGCCAGAGAAGTACGTACCTGTTCCTAAAGTCGGCCCTGCGCCAGCACCAAAACTAACGCCACCAGCGCCTCCAGCAGCCCCTGCGCCTCCTAAGACTTGGCTTAGCCCATACGCCCCTAACATCACGCCGCCTGCAGCCAGCAGGAACTTCATGAACGTGTTTTCGTGGGTATCGTTGTAGTACGTCTGATAATCGCCAGCGACTTTATCTACCTTCTGAGCAGTGAAATTTGCAATGTCATTAGGGTCTGCTCCTAATTCAATCGCTCGATTAGCAATTTCTTGATACCGCTGGCCTAAAGCCGCCAACTTGTCTTTGTTAGCCCCAGATTCAGTCACGCCGGGGTCGATGTTCTGCTCTAACCAGTTATTGACATACACCCCAGCAGCAGCGTCTTTCATAAACCCCGCAGGGTCTTTGGCATAAGCCTCAACCGCAGCCGCAGGGCCGTACAACTCAACCATCCGCCTAGCTTTTTCTTCATCCGTAAACGCCGCAGTTCCCGCCTTGGAGAACCACATCGCAGTCACAGGGATGTCGTACAGGTCAGCGCCTGAATGGACGTCATATTCAACAGGTTTTTCCCCAGTACCAAACGGACCCGGTTCGTAAGTAATCGGGTTCATGAGGTTTAAACCCTCCATGCCCGCCCGATTGTCTTGGTAAGGGTTTCTTAGCTGAGCTAACGCAGAAAAGTCATCAGGCAGCTCTATACCCTTCTCAGCGGCATAAGCACGCGCCTGCTCATCAAACTTCGAGTTGATGTACTGCTGAGCCTCTGGCGACCAACCCACCTCTTCTATCCGCTTTGGATCAAGTTTGAAGTCATAGTTAGTATCGACTAACTTCTGCTCACGACGGGACTGCTGCCCCATCAAGTCTTGCCCTTTAGGGGGCTCGGCTTCAAACTGCGTTAGATAGTTTTGATATGCCTCTTCATCTGGAAGCCGCCCAAGATAGTTTTTATAGACTCGGACTAGGTTGGCTTCTGGCAACTTCATCAAGTCGTTACGCAGAACCGAGGGTTTAAAGTCCAGCCGTTGAGCTTTCTCTCTTGAGCCCATCGTCATAGGCTCGTAGTTGAAATAGTCATCCATTGACTGGATGCGCTCTATTTCACTCTCGCTTGGGGCGCGGCCTAAGACGTTCTGGAACTGCCGAGTAATTTGATCTTCTGGCGTTAAGCTCTTGTATTCGTCCGAGCTCGTAATCGTGCTAACAAGCTGCGAACGATCAATATCCTGCCCCACAAGGTCGGCAATAGCCCCCTCATCTGGGTCGCGCCCTAGATAGCTTTGGTAGACGTAATTAACGTCGGATCTTGTTAGCGCCATTATTTCAACGGAGGATAAGGGTTTACATTTATTGCGTTTACTAACGCAGCCGCCCAATCTTGCCAATTATCGAACACATAAGGACCCGGAATCGCTTCATTACTAAATACGTCAATCGCCTTCAAAGATGCCGCCCAAGTCTTCCAGTCGCCATCAGGAATAGCTAACTGCTGACCTGCGTAAGCCTCTACCATTAGAGACGACCACGAATCCCAAGTGTGATAACGAGGATCGTAAACAAGCGCAATATCGCTCAATTGAAGCCCCTGACATCGCCAAAGTCAGCACTAATCAGCACGCGACCCATCTGATAGTTGCCGCCAGAAACATTGCTGCCGAACTTCAACCTGCCTAATCTTCTCTGCTCACGCATATCGACTTTGCTCGTGTTCGGCTGAAAAGCATACTGCTGGCTATAGGTGTCACTAACTTGCGCATAAGGCCTACCTACGACTTGTACGTACATCTCGCCTTCTTGCACAAAGTCAGGCTCAATACGCTCAAGATGCAACCACTTGTTTTCACCTACGCTACCCGCAGGAAATTGTGGAGACTGCGCAGGGCCACCTGCCACCCAACCTAAGTCAGATGTTTCAAAGTAACTCTCGATAGCCAAAAAGGTGTCGCCATCAACCGCGTCTGTACCTATTTCATGCTGCCAAATCGTCGTTAATCCAGCCATAGTGACAAATTCAGCAGTTTCAGTCTGCGTCGCCGAAGCATTAGCCGATAGCGTCACCGTGATATTCCCCGGCGTAGCACTCGGCGCTATAGCAATAATGTATGCCCCAGATGGAATACTGGCAGAATCCACAACCTGATTGAGTGCAATCTGATTTGTCTCAGCCATCTCAATGTCAGCGTTGCCGTTCGTGGTGTCAATCGTCGCAGAAAAGATCGGCTCTTCAATCGTCAGGTTAGTTCCTGCGTTCACGGGATAACGAAACACTTGAGAAAAGTAACCAGCAGATCTAGCAGCGCCCGGACTAAATCCACCGTCATACCAAGTATTCTCGCGGACGTTATAGATGATGCAGTTATTGCACTCTTCCGAGTCCCCATGAGGGTAAAACCACCAAATCTCGCCAAATCTCGGCACTTTAGTCGCCCAGACTTTCTGCCTCTGAGCATAGTTCAGGTTGTCAAAGAAGTAGTTCTGGTTCATCGAATTGGGGATCTCTCGAACTACCCCGTTATATAGAAGAAATCTATCAACTCCAGCCCAGTAATAAATACCGTCATATTCAATAACAGACTGAGAAGAAAGAATAGAACTTTGCGTAGAAATGGTGTCATAGCGCCAGTAAGTAGATGGAGCCCAGTTACCCGTACCCGCAACACCTAAAGACTGTGGCGCATAGGAAACACGAATAAGTGAGTCCAAAGACCAAAATAAACCCGATGGGGAGTTAGAACCACCCCGAACAGGCAACCCCTTCACGATCTTTGTAGAGGCCGCAGAAACCTCATTAGACTCCGCGCTGTTCCAATCAAACGGATCGCCTGCCGCTGAGTTCTTAATCAGGCCGTTATCCCCATAAACGAACACATAAGGGTGCAAAACTACTACACCCCCAGAGACCTCAATAAGGTTACCCGTAGGATTAGCCCCATTAATGTCTTTTAAGGGGGTTGTCACCGACCCTAAAACAGAAGCGCTCAATACAGGGGTGACAGCAGTGCTATCAATCTGCGCTAAATTCTGACCGGGGTGTGCTAACAACAAAGTGTTAAACGACCCTGCCGCATCGTACATCGCATCAAACTGCCAGAGGTTTAGGCTACTTGATGTAAACCCTGATTGAACCGTCGCAACTTTTACCGAAAACCCAGAACCTGTACCGCCAATAGCTGAAGCTGGCGCACTCAAAGAGTCGCCAACCGAATAAGAAATTCCACTTGTCGTAATCGTAACCGTCGTGACGGCATTACCAGACACAACTATCGTTGCTTTAGCGCCAGTACCAGAACCGCCAGTAAGACTAATATTTGTATAGGTGCCGTTAGTATATGAAGAACCACCAGTAAGTGTCCCTAAGGTAAGAATTGAGCCGCCAAAGGTAAAGGGCGTAAGCCCTGCACCGACACCGTTGTTATCAACAGAAAACGTCTCTAAACCAGCAGAATAACCGCTATAAATTCGATTAACGCCATCTTCAGAATTGACATAGATGCCACGGGATAAACCATGTATCTGATTGGTCATTGACCGATAACCCGCTATTTTACGCGGACGACCTCGCTGAAACCGAACCCAACGACCATCAACATAAAAGTTTTTGTCAAAATAAGTTCCATCCCGCTGTATGCCGGGCTGTGTATCTAACGAAAATACTTTTGCGGTCATGTGAACGTCCCACCGCTAATGCCACTGGTGAATGTTCCTGTAGTGCCAGATACAGCGCCACTAAATGTTCCTGTGGTTGCCGAAACCCCTCCGTTTATAGTCAATTCAGATGCAGTAAGAGTAAATTTATTAGAACCAAGAATTGACATATTAATTTCGCCAGCGGCTGCACGGTAAATACCTGTGCTAACTTCGCTGGCAAAGTTAAGCGGTGGAGCAGATACGGTGCCATTCGGTAAAGAAATAGTAGTTACGCCTACAGAAACGGTAACTGCCGAAATTAAGTTTGCTGAGTCGCAGATGAGGATAGAGCTCTCGCCCTGAGCCAGAGTGACGTTGTTACCGCTTCCAGTAGTGAATGTCACATCGTAGTTACTAACGCCACCTACGGCCTCGTTGACCATGTAGTAGACCTGTACGGTCGGAGGCAGAGTCACCGTAGCGTTACCCGCTAGAGTTCCTGTGTACTTCTGAATGACATTCGAGGCTTCGGTAGTGGTCAGAGTAAACGATCCACCAGCGGATACATCTTTCGTTAACTGGGTAAAGTTGAACAACGTAGACTTGCCTAAGCCTACTGTGTAGAAAGCCGTTCCCGAACAAACCACAATACAAGAGTCTGTCGGCTGCATAATGATCGAAGCCGATCCGTTAATCAGCGTTCCACCTTGAGCCGCTACCGTCAGCGCCCCAGTTCCTGCGTTTCTCAGCATCACAAACCAGTTGTTGCCGAGGTTGCTTACTGTGTCCAGAGTTAACGTACCAGCACCACCCGTCCACACATACGTCTGCGCACGGTAAGTAACGCCTGCGGTTGCATCTGTGCTAAACGTCGTGACAGGGTGGGACTGATTTAGAGTCACCCCAGAGGCCAGCAGGCCATAGCCAGCTAGTGTTGCAGCATCTGCCGAAGATGAGCCAACGCCAAACGAAATGACGCCCCATGTACCCGCTTCATCAGGGTTTGTCGTGATGTAGATGTACTTCGCCTCACCAGCCGCAACCGAGATGATCGTGCCAGCGTTGTCGTAAGTCTTAACGGTAAACGTATTAGCACCGACGTTACGGATTAAAGCGTCGTTACCTACAGAGGTTTGGTTAGCAGGCGGCATGTACAGCGACAGACCCGAAGTCGTCGCCGTGACGTTCATAATCCGAGCTGCGTAGTCATCCGTGGCGTTACCGTTGATAGGCCACTGAAGCTGCGTATTCGCAGATAAAGTTACCGCACGGAAAGAAACATCCGTCGGTTGGATTACCTGCCCAGTAAAAGGACTGTTGTAGCTCATAATTAACTATCCAATGCAACGGCTTGACGGTCACCCATACGCTGGATGTCTTCAGCCTTCAAGACCTGCATGATCTTGTCGTACTGAGCCTGCCACATCGGTATGCGCTCGTCGTTCTTGAGGAATGGCATTGCTTGGAGTAGCGATCCATACAGCAACGCCTGCGGTGCATAAATCGTGAACCAGTTCGTCTGGTTCGAGGAATCTAGCGGCTGGATACGCTCGTAGTACAGCACCTCAAAGTTGTAAGCAACATCAGGGGTGGGAGCGATTAGCCAGTGGGTGTAGTCGTAATCTGCGTAGTATTTCGGGGCGCCAGTGTCTGTAGGGTCAGGCCAATACTCACGCAGATACTCGTATTTGCGCAGGAATACAGGCTGTCTGACACCGCCTACGGTCACGTTCATGGATACAGTCTTGTGCCACCGCGCAGGCTTGTCTATGACCGCCTGATTAGCTACAAGGGTAGATGTCATCGGCGTTAGGTTGCCGAGAAACTTAATCTCCGCAGCAATCACCTGCTCTGCCAGCATGATGAAAGTCGGAATCTTTTCCAGCGTCGCTTGGTCGGTACGCTCTAAGTAACTTGATATGTCAGA